CTTAGAAAGCAGTATTAATGCTATCGTAGTTCGCACCGACTTTGGTGAATTGAAAATAGTTTTCCTTCGCCACACAATAGGTTTCCATAATCGGAATAAAACCCATCGTTAAGCGAATAGGACGACCATTAGCACCAGTAACATGAGAAGGACTACCCAAATCATTAGCCCGGCGACCTAACAGGAAGTATTTGTTCTTCAGCATTTTGTGTTCCATTGCCTTTTCTTTTCGCAAGCGAGCCAGTTCATTGGAGTACCCACGTAAAGCAGTTTGCAACAGAGTTCCAGTAATCTCTACCGGAGTTTTCATAATCTGGGTAGAGTTCCAGATGATTTCCAATTCATCGCTCCACGCTTCAGGAGCACCACTACCCTCCTCATGCGCATTACCGATAACATACAGGAAATCATTGTCGGCCAATGCGGTAGGAGCAGAAGAAGGCTTATTTACAGTCTTCAGAGTAACCTTCTGCGCACCTGCGGTATTGTCCACAGAAGTAATGACAGCAGTAGCCTTATAACTACCATAGCTACCAGCATTATTGGCAAAAATATCCACTACCAAACCAACTACCAGAAATTCCACATCAGCCGGAGTTGCAGCACCATCATCAACCGGAACATTAGAAGCCACATAAGACCCATCCGATTGAGCAGTCCAGGTAGGTGGAATAGCAGAATTCACATTGAACTTCATCTCTATCCACTTAGAGCGATGCTCAAACATCTTGTAGTCGGCATCGTTTACCGTTTCACTGCGAAGTTTCGTAATAAAAGTTGTAAAAGGAGCAACCGTAGGATACAGCTCCTTGACCACATTTCGATCCAGGTCGAAAATTCGGCGCTCGGTAAATAAAATACCAAGCTGCCCACCAGATTCACTATATTTTGCACCTACAGGCATTTTTTCTTACCTCTTACGGAAGATTAATACAGCCACTCCTTAGACCCCTGAAGCAAATCCTGTGAGAATAACTGATTCTCATCAAGAGGTTCATTACCACCTCCACCCTGGTTCGCCTGGGTCTGAGGTAGTTGTGCATTCTTCCGCAATTTATTAATTACATCGTTTGGAACCACATTCGCTTGCTGTTGTTGTTGTTGAGATTGATTGTTCTGGGGATTATTCATAATCCGATACAATTCCAGCAAGACATCCACTGTAACATTTTCAGGATTCTTTGCCCAGTTCCAGAAGTCTACAGCAGTCTTCTGATCCAGGTCGGGATGCTGACGCAAAAAGTCATTGAACATTTCCTGTTCAATATGCATCATTTCCTGTTGCGCCCTGATTTGTTCAGCTTCAGTCTTTACAGTTTCAACCTCTTTAACAACATCATTGCGAACGGATTCATAAATAGATTTAACAAGTTGTTGAAAGTATTTTCCCGAAGATGTATCGGGTTTACCCATTTCGTAAGGATCAAAATCTTCCGGCGGTCTTGGAGGGATAAAATTAAACTGCGGTTCCTGTGGCTGTTGTTGCTGATTAGGAACCTGCTGTCCTTGCATTAAATCCAATACCGCTTGCTGGAAATTTGGATCATAACGAAATCTTTGAATAATCGGTTCAAAAGCTTCCAATTGCTGTAACTGTTGTTTTACCCTTTGATTTTCAGACAACAGTCGGTCAACGGGGGGAACATCATCGCCTTGAACTTGTTGATCCGGCTGTTGATCTTGATTCTGTGTCGGTTCGTTTACATTATCTCTGCTTACTTGAGTATTCTGGGATTCTTGCGGATTCTGATTACTTTGTTCTTCATCTACCGGAGTATCCCCCTGTAAAAATGCTTCCTCAAAATCAATATACTTTGTTTGATCAGGCATATCTCACCTCCTATTTAGTTTGAGTTGAACTTTTACTTGCTTGTTGTCGCTGTAATTTATCCGCTTGTTTTAAGGACTCTATTGAAAGATTCATTTTCTGTCGTGTAGCTTCATTGGTCAAACGCAAATTGTCAACTTCTCTTTGCAATTGAGCACGAAATCTCTCAATCTCAATCTGCTTTTGTAAATCCATATTTTCAGCTTGTAACTTCTCAACAGTCTGTAATAAATCTTGCATTTGGTTCTGTAATTGTTGTAACTGTTGAGTGGTTTGAGCCAACATAGATTTACGTTCAATAAGTTTGTTTATATCCACATTATCCAGATTCTTTAATACTTCTACATCATCAACAATACCCATTTGATAGAGCTTTATCATCAAATCCAATAAAGCTGTTCTATTTGTTGCCAGAGTAGAACCGGCAATAAAATAGACATCATACTTACCAGTTGTTATATCATATAATCGCTTTATTTCACCAGTATAATCATCTTTGACAAGTTTGTTTATCGTAAATTCAGATACATTCCCATCATCCTGCAATATTCTGAAAGTTTTCTCGTAATCGTAATACGCCTGAATCATCTCCAACAACACCTTGCCAAGTTTGGCAACTGCCCGATTAATATTACGAGCTGTAAGTTGAATCCTTCTATTCCCAAATTCTTCAATTGCCAATGTTGCTCGAAATGTTTCAGGAGCTTCCCTGGAACTACCCTGACTTAATGCAAAAATACCAGCAGTATATTCCATATCATATTTCGCTTCTGCTTCTAACTGATATAAAGCAGAAGGCAATGGTACAGGTGGATACTGCTGCGGTGGTTGTTTGCCGGGAAAATAACGTATTACAGAAGCCGGTCTTGCCCATTCTCGCTCAATATCCTGGTCTTTTGGTATTGAACCTTCTTCTACCATCAATCGAGGATTGGTAGAAACAGTAGCGTGAGCAATCATCAAACTCCTGCGCTTGTTAACTTCCCGCTGCATCCCACGCAAGAATCTGACATCACTCATTGGATAGGGTGTTCCAGTATATTCATTGGGGATTGGCACAATCGGTAATTCACTTATCGGCAAAGTAATATCATAAACCAATTCTCCTTCAAGCGTACAAACAACTCTTACTCGATATACATAAGCAGGAGCCAATGCATCAGGAGATATTTCGCCAGTACTAATCAGTGCATTTGCTTCTTCTTCTGTTAGAACTTCAATACCAGTTTCAGTTTGAACCACAAACTGCTTAATCCGTACTTTGGTATATCGTTCTATCAAACGATATTTATCTTCATGGTTATAAACATCAGACGGAAATATTGGTTCTTCCAGTTTTGAAGTATAAGTACCAGCTAATTCATGCTCTCCAGTACCTTGAGGAGCCTGTTTTAGAAGTCTGGCTGCAATATCCGGAAATTTCTTCTTCACCTGCTGGACAGTCAATTCCTTCTTGACAAGAATATGGTCTGAATCTGAAAAATCCTTACGCCTGGAATTTGGATCGACAAACACATCTTCCGGTCTTAAATAATCAATCTTTATTTCACCTCTGCCAGAATCCTCGTATTTATCAAAATAAGCATATAAATAACCAAGTCCCTTAAATAAAGAATCTTGTACTGCCCGTCCCAGAACAGAATTCCCATCGGATATACTCCAGATATAGTCAAATATCTGATTAATCATTCTGGCAACATTTACATCACCGGATTCAGCGGGAGCCACGATAAATTTGGGTTTATTAGCAGTAAGCTGTCCTTCCTTCTGTTTGAGAATTGGGAATACGCGAGGCACTACCAAAGGGAATTGTCCTCTGGCCTCCAATTCCCGTATTTCCTCTTTTGTCCACTGCTCATTTAAGGCAAATTGATAATCTTCAGCAGCCTGTTTTACCCATTTCTTACGAGATGCATTATCATACTCATCAATAAGCCGAAGATTAAGCTGTGCTTCTGGATGAATCTTAACGGATTCACTCATCTTCTAATTTTCCTCTTTCCTCAAACAGACGAAGGTCTATACTCTCATCGCTATTGACCTTAATTAGTTTGCCATCCGAAATACGTAATCTGATTTCTCCATAAAAGTGAGAATCTTCATCAATCAATTTGTCCAGATAATAGAACAATCTGTCTTTGCTTACCCTAATATCCATTTACTTCTCCTTAACTTGCTTAAAGAACTGCCCAGTTATAGCGTTTCGGTTTATGTATTTTGAATCTCTTTCCTCTACCAGCCTGTTTAGGTTGATACTCTTTTTTAGGCGGTGCGTAAGAATTCTTCAATGCCTGCCAGAGAGCATCAAGTAAGTCGTCATGTTTGGATTTGGGAAAAGATTTGAGTTGCATATTCAATGCAGGAAACAACCCATTATGATAAATAGAACCAGATGCATAGAATGGTGTAATACCTTCCAGACGCTTACTCTTTCTGTCTCTTGGCTTTTCTTCGATAAGAGGAAAGAATGTATTTCGTTTTATCATTGCATCGTAGATAATGTCTTTGAGCACTTCCTGGAAAATAACCGATTCAATAACCGCCTGTTGAAATTTCCACTTTTTAAAATACTCAAAGAACCTTCTGGTTAAATCCAGAGAGTTCATTCTTAATTCATTAGCTTCCAGCACATATCTGTTATTATCGCAGGTAACACCTAAAACAATTTCTCCAGTTAAGTCTCCACCCAACTTACCAAGAGAAGGATCAATAGAATAGAATACATACATGTTCTTCCAGACACCATCTTCTTTGATCCACCAGGTATTGTCTGCAAACAATAATTCGTAATTAGCTTCTTTAATCCATTCCTGCTTAACCAATCCACCACCGGGAGTAATAGATTCATTCATGTATTCCTGATAGAAGATGTGTTCCATTCCCTGTGCAGCATATTCTTGCCGAATCCGTTCCAGTTCTTCCAGAGGAAACCTTTCCTTCCACAATGGAATGCCATCCTCTTTGATGGCTTTGTAAAACAACTTGTCCCACCCAAGTTTTCCATCTCTGTCAGTAGCAATGTCATTCAAATAAGAATCTTCATGAACAATCGTTCCAATCAAGAAAACCTTGCCTCTTTTAGGTTCAACGGCAGGCAATACCGAGGCATTGATCCAGCGCTTCAACTTCAATCGCTGTTCCGGTGTCTCGGTATTAAGTTCTGATTCAAAGTCGTCAAGAATAATTAAATCCGGTCTATGATTCTGAAACTTTGTTCCTCTTACCCTCTGACGAGAACCACGTGCCCAGACTCGAATTCCATTAGCAGTAACAATATCATCCTCACGCCAGCGATCTTTTCCAACCAGATCACCAAAAAACTTCTTGATGTCGTTGTTATATTCTAATTCATCCTTAATTTCTTGCAACAGTGCTACTGATTGGTCATTTGATTCGGAGATGATCACAATGTATTTGACAGTACCGAAGCAGATTTTATGCAAAGGATAAATTTTTGTGGCAAGGGTGCTTTTAGCATGCCCGCGTGGAGCAATTACAGCCAATTTTCTGATAGAACTATTCTCTAAAGCAGAATAAATTTCTCTATGAAATTCAGGTGTTTTGTCATAGACAGCATCTTTCAGAAGCGTATGAGCAAAATAATCAATATCGACATACATCCGAGCCAGTATTTGCCGAAAAGACTCATTTATCGGTGCCGTCATTAGATTCTACCACCTGCACATCGGAGATGTCTACTTTCTCTCCGGCTGACAGAATATTTCTCTGCTTTTGTTCTTCCAGGGCTTTCATTTCTTCGGGAGACAATAGCGGGGGTCTATCATTGATCAAAGTCTTTTTTTCCTTCATGCCAATCAAATCTATCAACTTCTCTAAAGCACTTATTCGTCCATAAACAGGAGCTTTATTGTCCTCAGCAATTTCTTTCAACTTTTTTAACAAATAAGTTTCATCGATACCTGCTTTCTCAAAAGCATCTTTCAATTCTTTGCTTAACAATTCCAATACCTCTCGCTTCTTTAAGAGACGTTTTCCATATTTTTTTGCTGTAATTCTCTTGCATTTATAGGCTTTCCGATATGCTTCAACTTCATCTCCAAGTATTAAATACCACTTAACAAATAAACGCTTATTGAGAGTTAATCTGCTTTTAAGACCAGGTTTCCAGAAAGGATTATCTTTTTCCCATGAATCCTCTGAAAACCTCAATGTATGCTTGTATTGTGGATCAAAAGTCCCAAAGGGTGTAACAAAAATCTCTCGTAAACCTACTTTTCTACTACGCAATACCGGGATGACATAATTATCATCTGTCAATACCCAGTCTTTACGCTTCTCTTTAATTTCACGCCAGAAACAAAAATCAATTTTCTGTTTTTTTGCTTCTTCCAAACTATAAATCTTATAGAATTTCTTGTGATAAAAGACTTTATTCATTTTTAAGATTTTTGCCTTTATAGTCTAAACCAGACTATATATAGTCTTATATGTTTATTTTTTTTTTTTTTTTTTTTTT